TCGCGTCTCCGATCCCCTAGCCTATCCCGGGACCGAGGTCCCTTCGGCCCGTGTCCGATGGACAGGGCGTCCGTGTCCGGCAGGGGTCGCAATCCTACCGGGCCGTGGCTTCTCGCGTTGTCAAAGGTGATCCTGGCGGGGGCCGTCGGTCATCCCCGGGGGTCGTCTCCCCGGTGGCGACCTGCCCCGCCCCACCCTTCCCAGGTGGAGCGGATCAGGGCTCGCGGCCCCCGAAGGGGCGGCCCATCCCCCCAGGGGACAGGCCCGGCCCTGGGGGTGCCGCTGGCCCCTGCCGGGCCGCTGGCCCCTTCCCAGGGCGCTGGCCCCCTGGGGAGGCGCTGGCCCTGGATCAGCGAGGCGCTGGATCCCAGGTCACGGGGGCGCTGGACACCCTGCCCCCGAAGGGGCCGGGCCGCGCGAACCGAAATGTCAAAGAGTCACATCATGATTCTAATCTATCTCCCACGGCATTACAACCCCTTGCCCCGTCATTTACAAAGACGATACAAAAGGGGGATAACCCTAACGTGCTAGGGGATAACCCCTATCCCGCGCGTATAATATATAAGGCATAACAGTGCCCTTACATAACCCCCTGGAAACCACCCTGCAACTACCATGCCAACCCACCCTGCCCTGCCAGGGCAACATAACCCTAGGTGGATACCCTCCCCCCGGGGGTTAGGCTTTTGTTCGGGTGACCCCCTGCAAATCCCGTGCCAGGATGCATAGGTAGATACCCCTAGCGGAGGTCCCCATTGGGGGGAAGAAGCGGATCGCGTATAACGTATACCCTAACGGATTTTTGTCCCAAACATTTGGGTCACTTCCGCTTTGCCTTCTTCTTCCTGCTCTTAGGGAGATCCAGCTTGGGGTATTTCGACTTACTAGGCTTACCAGCCTTACCGCTGTACTCCAGCTTCAAGATGATCTGAGGTCGCTCTCTGGGAACAAGCCCCCCTTGGGTCTTTTTCTTAGCCATGATCAAGAGAAAGGGAAATCAGAATGGAGAAAAGTATACAGGACAGCAAAAACAAAGATAGCATCTAGAAGGTATTCCTTAATACGTTCTTTCATCACTCATCAGCAGCCTAAGAAGAACACGAAGTGTTTCTTCTTAAAGGTCAGATAGAGGTAGCCTCGCTACCCTAGTAGTAATCGTTTGTCTCAAGGCCGGATCCGCCGGACTGACATGAGGTGGGCACTCCCCACAAGCATCACTCAGCAAGCCACAGGCCGTCCGAGGTAGCTCTCGTTCCCTAGTGTCGTCTGGTATATCTGTAGCCTTTAGCCCGGATGCGGGAGATTGTAATTTTTTGGAGATCTCGGATTAGGACACAGGGGCAGTATGGTAAGCTGAGGTCATGGACGGATTCAATCTCATCCCTTCTCGGCCCGTAACGCCCCCTGAGCACGTCATCTTGGACTGGCAGCGGCGGATTGACGAGGCCAGGAACGCGGGGAAGATGATGGATGAAGTGCCTCGGGTGCCGACAAGCGGTTTGCCCGGCTACGAACTTACCCCCAGCGGAATCAAGTATGGAAAACGACAGCAAGCAGACTGAGGCGGATGACACGACCAAGTACACGGAGAAGCAGGTCGATAGGATGCTGGAGAGCATCATCAGGGACCTGTCTACGCTGCTAGACTCAGCACCCCAAGATGAGCAAGGAACAGACGAGCCTGTATCGGATTGAGTTCGGAGATGAGGGGCATCAGTATGTCCTCCAGAGGCACGAAGACCATTGGCGGGTAAGCCGCCGAGGCGTCTTGGTGGAGAGGTATCAGACGGCCTGGGAGGCCCTTGATGCCATTCGTAACATGTTCGAGAAGTGGGAGCCGTCCAACGACGATGACGCCATCCTGCTGCAAGCCATTCAGGAGATTCTATGACGTTCAACGCTTTCGACCACCGCCGCAGCACCGCAGCACAGAACAAGGGGCTCATGCGGCCTCTGCGGGGCTCACGGCGGGACCGAGACGACACGGGGGCGCTGGGCGACATTACGAGCTACGCCCCCAACACCACATGGCGGGATCTCAGCAGCTTCCCGGGGGAGAATAACCAGTGGTCCAGCAACCTCCACAGGAAGCAGCTAGTCCGACGTGAGGGGTTCTACAAGTGGGACAACATCGCGGTCACTGGGGAGCATTGGGCGCTGAAGTGGGGCACGCGGGAGTACAACGCCCCGTACCGCCAGTTCGTGGACTGTGACTTCACGGACATCTCGCAGGAGCACGGCCTGTACGTCTCCAACAGCAGTTCCACGTTCTTGAAGGACTGCACATTCCTGCGGTGCGGGAGCCAGGGGGCTCAGTGGGCGCACAGGCCCTTGCCGTATCAGCAGTATGATGCGGACAACATGCCTTATGCTCACCCGCCTCGCCACGGGGTGGTGGGTTGCCACTTCGTGGACAACGCCTACAAGGGTACGAGGCCCTCGTTCAACCTCACCTACTTCAGTCCAGGCACCTCTGAGATGCCCGGGACGCTGCTAGTTGCAGATAGCGTCTTTGTATGCGACTGGGATGAGGAGCGGTACGATGGCCGACGCAGCACAGGGGCCATGGTGGTCACCCCTAGCCAGGGCAATGAGCCTCTGGACGGGCGTCTGGGTCCCATGATGGACTCTGTGACGATCAACAACTGCCTGTTCGACTACACGGACGGGGACAGGGCTATCGTGGACCTGCGGTCTGTGGGTAAGGTGGTGCTCAAGGACTCCGTCTTCATCGGCAGGGATCATAGGCAAGCCTACATCCGCATCGACCGGGACAAGTACGGGCAGTTCAATGGGGCTACGTCGGGTCAGGTGGTGATCCAGAACTGCGTGGGCGTGGGCGTTGAGCTACAGATCATGCGGCCCTCAATCGACGGCTCCTCGAAGCAGGAGTCTGTGTTCTTTGACATCAACACCACTGGGCAAGAAGCGGTTATCGACGTTGATACCTGCGAGATTGTCTCACTACGGAGGCTGTAATGGTCGAGTATCGAGGGGAGAAGTTCTCGGGCTACAACAAGCCGAAGGCCACTCCCAACCATCCTAAGAAGAGCCACGCGGTTCTTGCAAAAGAAGGCAGTACGGTCAAGCTTATCCGCTTCGGCCAGAAAGGCGTAAAGGGATCACCGGACGGATCAAAGCGAAACAAAGCATTCAAGGCGCGACATGCCAAGAACATCGCCAAAGGCAAGATGTCTGCGGCGTACTGGGCTAATCGCACAAAATGGTAGTGTTTTGCTTGGTTTCTACTCTATAGGAGATTCTATGTACGGTAAGAAGAAGGCTTCCAAGAAGCCCATGGTTGGCAAGAAGGGTGCGGCAAAGATGCCCGCAGCCGTCAAAGCCAAGATGAAGAAGAAGAAGAAATGATCCAGAAGCACTTCACGTTGAGGGATGATGGCGGATTCACCATGAAGGTGGCCCGTGAGGCTGAAGATCAGATCTCCATCAAGGTGGCTAAGGCACCCAACCAGCACATTAGCCTTGAGACGGCCCGTGAGCTTGCTCAGTGCCTTCTAGAGGCTGCTGGGACCCCGAAGCCTCCCCCGGTCCAGCGTGCAGTACAGGCGACTACAGGGCCGTTTGAGCACCCCGAAGGGTTTACCCTTAATCCGCAGTGATTGTGCTCGGCGTCGATCCTGGCATTTCCGGTGGCCTTGCCTTCCTTGATGGGGGTAAGGCCGCTGGTCTCTATGTAATGCCAACGTATAGGACGGACGAGGAGAAGAAAATCCATGGACACAAGGTTGACTTCCACACGTTCGCGTCCATAGTGGAGATGTATCGCCCAGACCGGGCTGTGGTTGAGCGTGTCTCGGCCATGCCGGGCCAGGGCGTGTCCTCGATGTTCACCTTTGGTGGAGCTTACACGGGCGTGCTGGCGTGCCTTCAGGCACTCAGTATCCCATACGACCTTGTGACTCCCCAGAAGTGGAAGAAGGAGATGGGTTTTAAGAAAGAAAAGAAAGAGACTGTCAAGTGGTGCATGGAGCACTACCCTAACGTATCACTAATCCCCCCAAGGTGCAGAACACCGCACTCTGGCCTTGCGGATGCGTTGGCTATCGCTTCATGGGCATTGATGTAGTAGAAGCCCCGACGTTGCTAGAGCGCCGGGGCTTCTTTAGATCATCACCCCCTGCCGAGGTCAGCCCATGAGCCCGGACTTGGAACCGATTTCAGTTTCCCAGAACACGGAGTCGTCGCCTTTCAACGCCTTGCTGTCCCACTCTCTCAAGAACATCTCTAGCTCTTCGTCTTCACGCTGCTTTTTTGCCATGTGTGCGTCCCGGTTGAGGGCTTCGGTCAGGTACTCGACCGCCATGCTCAGGGCATCAATCCGGTCATCGTGGACCAGACAGCCCTTCAGGTGTTCGAGGTGTGTAAACTGCCAGAACAGCTGGCGGAACCGCTTCTTCTCGGCGGCGTCGGCCTCGCTGACCTGCTGGTCCTGATCAATCACCCGGGTGTGGAAGATCAGCTTGTGGTTCTCGTTGGGTGGGGACAGGGCCTCCAGCATGCGGGCCTCCTTCATCGTGGAATTCCGCACCTCCTCCAGCGAGCACCCGTGGTTGCGGCGCAGGATGGGCTTCAGAAGCTCCGTGACGGCACCATCACCGAAGTTGCTCTCGACTAGGACGGTGTCCACACTGTACTTCGCGGCCTCTCGGGCGATGGACAGGAGGGCAGGCTCGCTGTAGCCGCCCTGAAGTCCGCGCACAGAGTGGACGAAGATGTAGCCACTGAGGGTGCTGGCGACACAGATGCCCGTCTCGTCCTTGCCACGACCGCTGGGGTCCACTGCCAGGATGGTGGTGTCGAAGGGGACCAGCAGGCCATCCTCCATGGCAGGCCGGAAGAAGCCATCGCCCGGCAGACCAGGGTGATCTCGGTGGATTCTGTGCTCGTTGCGGTTGCCATGGACGTAGATCTCCCGCGCCTTGTGCTTCGGGAACTCGGTGAACATGGCATCACGGAGCTTGAGCGGGAACCGGGCGTCATCGCTCAGGTCCGTAGACAGCATGAACTGGCGGTCGAACGATGCCTTACTGTACTTCAGCTGGCGCTCGGCAATGTTCTCGCCTGTGAAGCGTGTCGGCTCCAGCGGGGTGCCGGGCACCACGTCGGCCTTACGGACTGAATCCGCTAGGCGGGCGGTGCCAGAAGGGTTGAAGCCATACCGCTCCTCCATCTCCTCAGAAGGCTTCATGATCGGCCAGATCCGAGTCTCGAAGCCGCGCTGCTCAAGGATCTGGTAGATGGTGTGAGTGGACTGCGGAGTCCCTAGCACCTTGATCTGGGGGTAGATCTTCAGTTGCTCGGAGGGCGGCAAC